TAACCAAAATTTTACTGTTATGCGTGTGTTTGATGCGCTTTTGCAGGGTAAAATAGAACGTGGTGAAATTAAGCTTTAATCCATCAGGGAACGTGTGTCTAATTATGTAGGGGTGCAATGTGTCTGTATGGATAACTGCACCCTTATTATGTCTATCTGCATACTACAAACATTCGTGTTACGGGTGTGGTGTACTCCAACGTGTCGGGGCGTTGGTATGCGCAAATGTATAACAACTTAAAATTTAGAACGTATGAAAAAATTTTTGTGTGGTATGGTGGCAGTGTGTGCTATCATTGTATCTGTGTGTGTGATATATCAAGTAAACGCAAAAGAATCAACGTACATGGTGCGTGTGTCCGAATTGGACGGGTTTCACGTGTGGAGTTTTCGGGGGTATGCAGAAGCAGTGTATAACGGTGCATCATATACCTCCAGTACGAAAATGTTCCCGTGGGGTAAAATTGCAAGCAAACTGACTTTGCGTGAAAAAGGGTTTGTCAAGCAAATTGTGGCGGTAAATTTTGAATAAGTGGAATATTAATATAAAACCAATGAAAACAATAAAACAATTAAAAGTGGGCGACTTCTTCCGGTTGCACCCAAACGGCAAAGTGTATGTTAGGGGCGAATACGAACGTTCTTTGAAGCGTTATTCGTATTATGATTTTAATGACGTGAACAACGAACATTTTTGCCGTGGGGATAAAAGCGTGATTGTAGATTTTGAATTTTAATGTATAATAATCTGAAAGAAAGGATAAAGTATGTTTATAGTAATGATATTTGTCTTCATTGCAATACTGTTTGTATCAGGCACAGACTATGAAGATGTAAAAAACTTCATGGATAAAGAGGATTGAAGCGTATCTGCATATCACGAATGCCTGTATATATCACTGATATGTAGGGGTGTGGCGTGCTTCAGTTTGTCGGGGAACTGATATGCACAAACACAAGCGAATTTGTATAATTTCGCCGTGAAATTTGATGTTTAACAATAAAAAGGTATCTTTGTATGAGCGAAGAAAGGTTCAAAGAACTTGGCAAATACTTTTTGGATATATCGAAGTATATTGCCACAACTGTAATTATATCGTTGCTGTTTTCAAAAAGAGGTGATGATATTGCTATTTTGGTAGTTGCGTCTGTTATGTGCGCAATGTTTTTGGTTTGGGGTTTAAGTTGTATTAATAAAAAGGAGAAACAAGAATGAATCCAATAGTAGGTATGCTTATAATATTCGTGCCAATAATATTGGTAGGTCTATGGATGTACACACCAAGCGCACGAAAATTTTTTGGTGAAGAAAAGAAACATAGGGGAGAATAATACCCTCGAAATCCAATCAATCTGTAAAAGCACTCACAAATTTCTGTGGGTGCTTTTTTCATAGGTGCTTGCATGGCGATAAACTGGAATGCCCTCCAGCTATACGGGTTCGATTCCCGTTGCATCTGCACTTCATTAACTGCATTGTGCTGTGAAGCACGTATTTCCTACCTACTTTAATAACACAATCTGCATAGTAAGTCAGGGACTTTTGAATCGTACTTAATTGGGCGAGCTATGCGCTTGTGTTGTTCTTGTATTAGGTGATGCAAGCTATCATGTATTGCATGTAGTTAATGTGTGGTAAAAATGGTTTGGTGAGTAACAATTCACTCCCAGCCTTATCTATTCGATAATAACAATTTAAATATAGAATTATGGAAAGTATGTATTTGAAGGCAGAAGACCTGCAAAAGTTTTGGAACGAGCACCGTTCAGAGTGCGGTGATGATTTCCTCAGAGTAAAGAATGTGTACGATTATGACAACCGTGCAAAACGTTATTCCGGTCTGGAGGTAAGCGGTTTTACCCGTCTTGTTACAGTGTGTAAGATAGAAAAATACGCTGCCAATCATTATTCTGATGAACTTGGTAAAATGACAGACAACCCTCCAATGTGGCATCATGAAGTTGCGTTTTGGGCATTGGAAAACATAAAAACGGGGGTGTTGTATTATATATCAGGTTCATACAGAGATACAACATTCAATCTCCGTTTGTTGAACGAAATGCACGTTGATGGATTCGATAGCGAGTTGGAAGCTCCCAATAAAGTCGGCAAAGCAACCGAAAAACGCCTCCAGCAATGGTTCGATTATCTCGATACTGTGGAAGCGGATAAAGCAGAGTTTGTGCGTATCCGTGACGAACGTATTGCAACCTTTAAGAAGCGTCTGGAAGAAACAGGGCTTGAAGTGATATGGAACGGCAATAATTGTGGAAGAATCGAGAAAGGTATGTTTACCTATAGGTTTGAGTTTTACCATAATGGAAGCGTCCGTGAAACATGGGAAAAGAACTATAAAGGCACAACACATAACGACCTTGAAACATTCTTGTCATTGCCGGAATAAATAATCAGTCAAAATCTTAATCTATAAATAAAACAATATGGAAAGAAAAGTATCAGTTTATCCGTTCCCCTTTGGAGCAAGGGTATTTATGCACAGAAACGGAGTGATTCGTGAAGCGGAATATCGTGGCATGAGAATAAAAGATACCGGTATTTGTGGAAACAACGTGGATACCGAACATATCTTTTGGTTTGGCAGCAAATTGGGAGAGGAAAAATTTAAGGTAAGTATGCCCATATACAAAACCGCTGAAGATGCAGCACAAGAAACTAATCCTGTACAATATGAGGTGTTGAATATAGAGTCTTTCTCTTTAAAATACCTGCCGCATCTTGTCTGGGATGGCGTACAGTTCTGTGGCTGGCTGTGGGATGGTTCAAGACCGGTAAAGAGAGCAACACGGGAACCTTTAAGGGTCTGTGAAATCTATGGAGGTGAAGTTACCTTCGTTGATTATAGTGGAAACGAGTATGATGCCGAATACTTCCAGCGATTCTATCAGACCGCAGAACAATGTCGGGCAGCACACAAACCAAAAATTGTCATGCTGGATGAAGAAGAGGATGATTTTGCAAAACAGAAGCGTGATGAGTTTTGTGAATACGTCAAACATCATTGTCCCGGCTTTGAGGATAAAATCGAGTGGGAATATTTCCAAGCATATAAAACTATGCCGTGGAATCTGTCTCAACAAGTAAAGTTTTGGAGTAATTATGGGATTGCCTTTAAATAGTTAGAATATGACATTTAGAGAATTTATGCAGGAAAACGGCTATGACCTGATAACTACTTTTGGGAAGATTTCAGCATAGCCGACAAGTATGATATAGCAGGTGTCAAAGATACCTACAAACGTGCATTCAGTGAATGGAAAGATGATTATAAGTTCTTCACGGAATTGACGCTCGTGTTGAATCACAAAATCTGGCAACATTATGAAAGCAATCGTGAACTGGCAGCTTTGTATGACCGGTTATGGCGAGAAGCTGACGAGTATGCTATGAATAACTTTAAGGGAGAAGAACTTGATTATTATTACAGAATAACCGATTAGCTATGTTATACCCGTTTTCATTGACGCTTGACTTATATATACAAGCCGAATCGTTTGAAGAAGCCAAGAAATTAGCGGAAGCATACGTTCAAGATGCTTCGTTAGATACGACTGACTATCCGGAAATAGTGCAGGATATGTTGGAAGTAGCAGAGTATGAAATAACCGATGTAGAATAACAAATAACCAATATTATGGCAGTAATATGTACAAAATGTGGCAGCACGGATGTTTTGTGTGAAGCCCTTGTTAACCCGAATACCGAAAAAGTGGTAAGTTATCATGATGGAGCCTTTATGCAAGGTTTCTGTGAAAATTGTAAGGACGAATCAGTGATAGTAGATACAAATGGTGTCAAATGTGATATGGAAATCAGTTACCTGAAGTTCTGTAAAGTCGAGAAGAAAGAGCCGGATTATGCGGAATGTCAAATCGTCTGGAAAGAAGACGGGAAAGACGAGAGGGTGAGAATCAAATTATCACAGAATGTAGATGAAGCCACGGATGATACAATCTTTTTCTATTGCAACGGATTGGAAGAATTGAAATCCCTTGCAGAATTTGGTGGGGAAGATTTTATAGTGACGGATTTTTGGAAGTTTTATTGATAAATCAGATAATCATGGAAGAAAAAATTAAAATTGCCGTATTGTGTCTCGATGTCTTGGATGTCGATATTATCACAGTGGACAAATCGTTTATTGACGAAAACTTTGGTGGGGACATTGAAGCGTTCCTCATTGAGCATTGCCAATATGACCTTGATAATGTTCAATGGATGTCTGGCGAGAATATTAATGTGAACTTGGATATGACTGAAGAGTCTTTTGGTTGAATTAAAAACAATGATTATGAAAAAGACAGCGATAACCGATGATTTGATAGTATTTAGTGACGGATTTGTTTGGAAAAGATTATCCAGAAAAACCGCAGAAGCACTTTGGAACTCTGTTATAAGTCATGAGTTAGAATTGTATTGGGTGCGGACTGATGATGAATCCGAAGCTGCAATTGAGAGGTTTAAGGACATGGAAAGAGCGTTTGAATGTGGTGATTATGTGTGTATAGAAGTTGGGAAATTACCATACAATATGGCTTTTGGATATATCCACAATTTGCAGGAAATCTCATCACAGGCTATATCCCGTCTAACAGACACTAAGGATTGTAGTCGTGATGTGGCTTTTGCCATGATTCGTGTATGGGCAAAAGAGTTTACTGAGAAGTATGAGGATTATAAATTTGACGGAGATTATTACGATTTGGTGGATGAATTTATTGATGGGAAATTAAGCGATTTAGACAACTATGAAACGAACTTTGAAAGAATTACAAGAACTCTGGAATGAACTGAGTGATATTCCGGTGAACGAGAACGATGAAATTGAAGAAGATTTTCTGGACTTCCCATCAGGGACAGACAAGTTTGATGTATGGCATTGGTTTGATGAACGATGCCCGAACGGAGTAGCAGAAGATTTGATGTATAACACTGAAAAATGAATAATCATGAAACATACCGATTTTTACAAACTGATAGAAGAAATCAAGTTACAGGAACAATGTGAATTAAAAGCAGCCATCAAATCTGTCGGTGGTTGCTATATATGGGATATATATGATGGTGAAGCCGAATATCCAATCATAGCAGTAAACATGGATAGTATATCTCTGAATCCGACAGATGTGGAGATATATGAAGTTCAAATTGTGAACAATGTGCTTAAAATAAAGGGAAGAGACAAAGAAAGCAGAGAAGTGGTAGAATTTGAACCGAACGATGTATTCGCCGGACACTTGTCGTACATCATAGATTATCTGCCTGGTGACGAGGATGTGAGTGGTGCAAACTAAAAATGGAGAGTTGAATATGGCAACAAAGAAATTTGATAGAACCGTGTGGCATGGTATGGATTGTGACAAAGTTACCAGCCTTTTTGAGTATGGGTTATTGGTGAGATATATTACCAAAGAAAAAAGCTGGCAATGTATATACCGCAATCCTTATGAACCAAATAAGTTTTCGTACAGTTGGATAAGCGAGGAAGATATGCGTGAGATGTTTTTGACAGGTTGGGCAAAAGATGATTTGAAGTCGTTTTGTTCCTATGTCGGTGATACTTGGAATGACTGGTTGCTTCGTCCGGTCGCTACAAGAATATATGATTTGGTTTCCTATTATGGAGCGGAAGAGATATTCGGAAACAGTTACCGGACTTACACAGCAAAAGAAGTCTGCCTCAGTCTGCATATAAAATATATGGAAGAATATGAAACAGCGTGCTGATACCCGAAAAGCATTTGAGTCATATCTGGATGGAATCGGTCTCAGCTTGTCTTCCGAAGAATGGATAATAGGCGGCAAAGACCGGTCACGCTCTCTGTATTATGGCAGAATGCTCAGAAAACATGACCCGATAGCTTTTGAGGTCGGATATAAAGAATGGTTGAATAGAAAATAACAAACAATAATATGAAAACAATAAATCTAACCCTGTTTAGCTTTGATGAGCTATCAGAAAACGTACAAAAGGAAATTATAGAGCGTGAACGCTGGAATGTGATGGAACGATGTATGGGTTGTTATGCTTCTGAATATAAAGCGTCATTGAAATCTTTTGAAAAGCTGACGGATACCGAAGCTTGTGACTGGAATGTCGGTTATAGCGGATATAGTTTTGATTTTATGTTTGACGACCTACTGTATTATGAAGACCCGTATGATTGTGACAAAGACATTTGTCTTAGCGATTTGCGTGGCAAATTATTGTTTCGCTATATCAATAATAATATTATGCCGTATATCACAAAAGGCAGGTATTATTCCAAGGGCAAATATGTAGATGGCAAATACCAATATAAAGACAGACATAGTAAAATATTGCTGGAGAATAACAACTGTCCTTTAACCGGAGTATGCTACGACCAAGATATTTTAGATCCGATTATCCGATATTACAAGACATGGAACAGTTATCCGGAAGATTTTTCTTGGCCGGATTTGATGAGACAATGTTATGACAATTTCTTTAATAGTTGGCATGAAGAATATGAATATTGGGCTGACGATGAGAGTGCGTTACGAGAGGAATTGCATAACAATCAATATGAAGACCGCCTTTATTATAAAAATGGAGACGTATATGTTGGACAATTAAACGAAATAGCATGAAAACACAAAAAGAATATGCCTATAAGATTGGTGAAATCGTTCTCAGGGATGTGGAAAGCTGCCAGAGTGACTGGTTCCTTATTGATCAGGAAATATTTATGCTTCCTGAAAACCGGAACAAGGCATTTATTTTGGGAACCCGGAAGACCGGATGTGATTTAATAATACTGGGTGGCACTAATTGTGATGAAGGTAGTATGGATTGGCTTTTTGGGAGTCTTGGCAATGAAAATTTCTATGTATGTCAGCCGTTATCTTTCCAAAAATCATCGCAGGAAATCGAGAAAGTGAATCCCTTGTACGCTTTTAAGTTAGCTACTGCTTATTTCAGGGGACAGGGTATGGTTCCGGTATTTGAAGATTGTCATTGCAGACTGGTGAAACTATGAGTGTAGAAGTGATAAGATATAGGCTTCCGGTTTATTGGGCTTGCGCTCTGATAAATGATGATTATACCGGACTGGAAGATAAAGAATGCGAGAAAATAAAACGCTTCTTAGAAATAGCAGAAGGTTATCCGGTAGATGTAGATTGGGAAACACAAGGGTTTTACCATTGTAATGACGCAGGAACACTTCCTGGAGAGTGTGCAGATTTTATTTTTCATAAAATTTAAACTATGACGACAATTGAATCAATTTTAAGCCGACTGACCAAGGCTGTTGGCGGTACTGAAAAGATACTCTACACAGAGCCGGAGTTGAACAAATTTGCTAAGTTTTATCTTGATAAGTGGGACGAGAACACCAGTGAGGATGTCATAGCCGAATCTTTCACTGACTTTTGGTGGGACACAGACAGGGCTTGCAGAAGATGTTCAGAGTGTGGCAGACTGATGCGTAAGGGCTACTGTATAGATGCAGGAGCAGCCTATTATTGCAGTGACGAATGCTTGCACACAGATTTTACGGACGAAGAATGGGCAGAAGAATATGAGAGTAATGACCAGAGTTATTATACAGAATGGGAGTAAAATTTTAAATCAAAATTATATGGAAACTACAAACAAACTAACTTATTTAAGTACAAAATTCTTTACAGAAAACAAAGAAGAATACAGAATAACAGTCACGGTATCTTTAAATGATGATTGTCATAACAATATGTGTGACTGGAGCGTAACAGCCGATATTAGACGGAAAAATAAATGTGGAACGTATGGGGAGTATATGGGAGGCTGCTGTCACAATGAAGTCGCAAAACATTTTCCGGAATTGGCAAAATTCATATCGTTGCATCTTTGTAACCATTATGGTGCTCCTATGTATCCGGTGGAAAATGGCACGTATCACATAAAGAATAGCGATAAGTCTGTGGCTATTGAATATTTACGTATATCAGACAAGGAATATTCCAAATTATCTGAAGCAGTGGACGATGAGATGTATTTCAAGTATCTGCTTTTCGATTTAGGAATTGTGGATAGATGGAAACGTGAATCAGACGAGCTTCTTGTTGAACTTGAAGATCTGTGTGGCAAGAAATGGGTAAATCCGTATATGCCAGAAAAGGAAAGATTTACTTTGATATTAACGGACGAGGAACGCTCGCTTGTTGAAGAGCGCATTAAATCTGGGTATTATTCCGCAGAAAATATCGAAAAACGTAAAATAGAAGCTCATAAAGCAGATGTGGCGGGAAAACGATTCAATATTTGTGAGTATTATAATCAGAAAATCAGGGAAGCGGAAACGAACAAAAAGATAATGCTCTGTGTATTTGATTATGGATTGCCAATTAATAATGTTATATATTATCCTCACTCAAACACTTTATCTTTCAACTGGAACGATTATGGAGGAAAAATCACACAGGAAGAGTTTGATGATTTTGTAAATAACGTAGACCGCTCTCAGTTGCCGGAAGATATTAGGTTTGAGCTTAAATAAAATATTGGATATGGAAAGATTGAATTTTGAAACATTGCTTCGTGTTGTAAGATGGGATTACAACCGTTGTTTTAAGGATGAATCACTGGACAAGGATTTGTTCATGGAAAAATACGGGAAAGTTATGGGGGAACATTATTACAATAAGTTTGTCCATGAGTTTAACGGGAATATCCTGAAGATGGTCGGTTACTTCAGAGGTTCCGAAAAAGAGGGGCAAGCCTTCTGCGATATGATAACCGAACGCATTGAAAAATATGAACAAAGAGAACCATACAACCCTTAGCAACAAGCGGTAATAAAATCTTACAAATTAATTGGTTTGGCTGATAGAAAATTGTTTCTGTCGGCTTTCTTTTTATCAGGAGGTGACATGAATTATGGATAAATATTCACCCCCTAAGTCTTCATTAATACTATTCGATTAAATAACTAAAAAACTTACTTATATGAACAACTCTATGGTCGCTCACTTATGGGCAAACGAAATGAAAGAATTTGCAAATGGTAGTAACTTCTATTTTGAAGATGAAAGTATTTACTCCTATGGAAGTCATTTTGAGGTTGGAAGAATCGTGCGGAACAAGCGTGGAGAAAAGGCATATTTAATTAATGACATATATCGTTCCTCTTCTACAAGCAAACATCAATGTTGTGTTCGTGACGCAATACCAACTGGCTCAAAGGTATTCAGTGTTGGATATAATATGTCAAATACTGGTAATATGGCATTTGTCACCAGTGGGTTGGAATCCATTAAAGATGCTATTGAAAAATACAAGAAAGCCAGAACTGAATTACCTTATCAGAATGTTTGGGGAGCTTTTAAAAATCTGATGGGTTATATTGAGTTCTTCGATATGGGGACTCCCCAGCGTCTTCTTAAAAAGAGTGCAAACGAATGGCTTGGAGCTAACCATGAATTATCATGGAAATCAGATAATATTAAACGTGAATATGTCCGTGAGTTGAAACGTGTTTTCCAGATCTTGTTGAATCATCAAGTACTGGAAGTTCTTGGAACCGTTAATGTGGTTGTGGATGAAGTTTGTGGTGAAGGAACATGGGCTAAATATACGATCAGATGTCAAAGATGGGCAGAAGGTTATGAAAAGAGAGAGGTTGTAGCCCTTGAAAGGGCAAGGAAAGAGGAAGAGGTTCGTAACAAAACATTGGAAGAACGGATACAAATGTGGAAGTCTGGCGAGATTTCCCAGTTGAGTTATTATTGTTGGTTTGAGAATGATCAGCCGAACGTATGGTTGCGTATTAAGAATGGAAAAATCGAAACCAGTAAGGGTATCAAAGTAGAACTAACTGAAGCTGAAAGACTTTGGAGATTGATTAAGGTCTTCCATAATGGCGGTCAGTTCCAGCACGATTTGGCATTGGATGTAACCGGTCATAGATGGGCATTCAATCGATATGAAAACGATATGCTGACTGCCGGATGTCACCGGATTGCATATAATGAGATGGAAAGTATTGCGAAACAACTGGGATGGGCGTAAGTGCTCATCCTTATAAAAAGAAGGATAAAAACCAAATAAATACAAATAAGATCATGGAACAGAATATGACAACAATACCATTTGACTTGGAATTGGCGAAGAAAATCAACAATGGTGAATATAATGGAACAATAGTGACATCCGGCAGAAATTTTAGAGTAGAGTTTGTGTATTATAAAGAAGAGGGAATGTATCCAATTCTGGGAGTGGTTCATACTGATCACGGTATAATATCGGATTGGTTCTCTTTTAATGGATGTGGCTCTAAAAATTACAGACTTGAACTTATGGTTCCAGAATATACGACATTTAAGGATGGAGATGTGTTAAGTAATGAAGGTGGTGATTGTATCTTTATCTTAAATACACATGGAGAATATCTAACATCTTTGTATGCCTCTTTAGATATAGACGGTAATCTTGATATGGAAGATGGTCTATGTGCTTGGGGGAATCATATAGAAAAATACAAATTTGCCACTGAGTCTGAAAGACAAAAGTTGGTTGACGCATTAAAGGCAAGCAAAGAACCTAAAGCTAAAGAGTATCTGAAACGCTTCTTCGGGATTGAAGAAAAGCCGAAATATGAGTTTAAGCCGTTTGACAAAGTGCTGGTAAGAGACGAAGAAAATGAAAAATGGCATATCAGTTTGTTTGCAAGGGAAATTGTGGACGATTCTGATGGATTGTCTTATAAGTATGAATGTTCCAATGGAACGTGGTGGAATTGTTGCATTCCTTTTGAGGGCAATGAATATCTTTTGGGAACTACTAAAAATCCAGAAAAATGAAAACGGTAAAATTATCTGATTTTTCTCCTTATGACAGAAACAAAGGAGGAATACAAGAATTGCATCATAAAATTGAGCCTAAAACACTTCAGTATTGGGGCGAAGATAGTGGTATTCTGATCGGCATCACTCCGATATATAAGAGACATTTGTGGAGCGAAGAAGTAAATGTTATAAATGATAAACAATAAATATGAAAACAAGAACATACGAAGGGGTACAGCATGGAGACTGGGTGAGATGTACTCAATGTGGAGCACAAATGCTTCTTCCACGTGGAGCTGACCAATGTCCAGAATGTTATGGATACGACACGTTGGTGTGGGTAGATGAAGATAGGCAAGAAATGAACACTAAGCATCTGGATTGCCTTGCTCCAATGCGCAAATTGGAGTTACAAGAATATTTGTCTCCAGATGTTTTGGCGATAGAGCATAGCGAATATTATAAACAATTGATAGGGGAGGATGAATGGTGTGAAGAAGAAATATAATAAAGAGTACCATTATTAAAATAATAGAGAAATTATGAACGAGGATATTTTAAGCAATATGTTTGGGTGTGATACATATTGCGTATGTGACAGTTCTTCAAATAGGTACTGTTTTATTGGGCCTATTGAATGTAACGGGAAGTTAATAGAAGAGTTTAGGAAGGGAATAATAGTAAAATTGAAATATGTGGAAAAGAGGGTTCTGGATACATTCAAAGAAAATGGGGTTGATCTGGATAACTATACCCACTGTGTTATAGTAAAGCGGAATTTTTATCTTGCTTGATAACAACTTAAAAAATAAGGTAGTTGAATTATGAAAACAGAACTATTCGATATATTTACCCCACAACAATTACAAGCGATTAAAGATGCTATAATTTATGGTGCATGGGGCGATACAAGTCAGGAGTTTTACGGAAAAGATGGTCTGCTTAGTGAAACTCATTACGCATGGGGATTTTGCACGAATGATATTTATAAAGGCGGTCATTTTAAAAACCGGAGATCTATCTCTGGCATAATGAGTGGAATTTCCAAGAAGATAAAAACAGAGAAACTTAATTTTATCAGTCATTGTTCGGATTGGTGGGGTGATGGAACCGGAGATATGATGTTTATCGCTATGGATGTTGTTAATGCTAAGATAGAAGAGCTTGAAGAGTGGGCGAGAATTGACTAAATGTAAATTGTAAATTTTGAAACTATGTTTTGAAATATAGAATTTGTTTTGTATTTTTGTGACGCGAAAAAGAGTGACTGATGAGAATATTTACAGAGCAGACTTTAAAAGAATATGCAGAAGCACATCCTGATACAAAAGTTGTTTTGCAGGAATGGATTGCTATAGTCAAGAAAAGTGAATGGACTTGCTTTGCTGATGTGAGAAAAACATTCAATAGCGTAGATAATGTTGGAAATCAGCATTATGTATTCAACATTAAGGGAAACAGCCATAGGCTGATTGTGGTAATAAAATTCACGATAAAGTTTGTATATATTCGTTTTATTGGTACTCATGCTGAATATAATAAGATAATAGATTGTTCTAAAATATAAAGCTATGACAAAGATAGAAACAAAAGATCAATATGATTGGGCTGTAAAAAGGGTAGAAGAACTTTTGCCGTTAGTGACAGATGAAACTCCGCTCAATGATCCCAATAGCATAGAGTTGGAATTACTATCTAATCTCGTTGCTGATTATTCAGAAGAGCATTTCGCATTAGGCGAACCCACACTTATAGATGTACTTAAACTTCGCATGTTTGAAATGGGACTTAATCAAAAGTCACTTGCAAAATTGATTGGTGTTAGCCCTTCCCGTTTGAGTGATTATATCTCTGGAAAATGCGAGCCAACATTAAAAGTTGCCCGTGAAATAAGTCGTAAACTGAATATTGATGCAAGCATAGTGCTGGGTGTATGACAAGTAATTTTTGAACATTATATTGGATTAGATGTTTAAGGACTATGGATTATTTAGAGTACAAAGGCTATAAAGGTTCGATTGAATATAGCAAGGAAGATGATTGTCTGTTTGGCAAGGTGCAGGGATTGGGCAAAAATGTCTTGATTCTTTATGAAGGTAATACTGTAGACGAGCTTCGCAAGGATTTTGAAGGAGGAATAGATAGTTATCTTGAAGGATACAAAGAACGAGGTGTTACTCCCCAGAAACCTTATAGTGATACAGATGAGCCGTAGTTTTAAAGCTCTGAATGTTGCCGGAAAGATTTATTTGTGGTGATAATATTTATAAGCAATATAATTCCTTAACTATACATTATTTTTCATTTGAAAGCGTGATTACTTAGGTGGTCACGCTTTTTAATTGACAGGCCATAAGAGAAAGCCGGCCTATTAGAATAAGCCGGCTAATCTTCCTTATTTCTGTTCCTTCAGTCTTTGATTAATGATTCTTACGATTCTTGTCTGGAGTTTCATTAAATCTTTGGTGGATTCTTTTTCGAGATCAATATCCAGAGCCTTAATATTGATAGCTGGTGATGGATTTTCTGCATCATTGGAATTGTTCTGGATAGAATCGATAACCGCTCCCAGTTCGTCTAATTGGGATTTAATCTTCTCAATCTTTTTTGAATAGTTAGTTGTACGTGCCATATTATTGTGTATTTAAATGATGTGGCAAAGATATGATATTTATTAGTGCAAATATAGAATTTAAACAATAAATTAAACGATATGCCGTATAAAAGTGATAAGATAAAAATAGCCGGTACTTCTTATGACCGCAGGGTTAAACTGACGGATAAAGAACGTGAGGAAATAAAATATTTATACAAGACTTCCGTTCATAGCCAAAGAAAGCTGGCAAGTATGTTTAATGTTAGCCGAAGTTTGATAGCAATGGTTCTTAATCCGGAACGATTACAGAGAGCACGTGAGCTTTTTAAGGAAAGGAGAAAGGACGGAAGGTATAATGTATCCAGAAAAGAACGAGCCAGGATAATCCGTGAGCATCGTAGATATAAACGACAATTATTTGTCGAAGGTAAAATTCAAAACAGCATGAAAAATGAACAAGAAGAGACGAGAGGAAATTTCTGAGATCATTGAACAGCTTGAAGGTTTAATGTCTGAGGTAGAAAGCCTTAAAGATGAAGAAAGTGGAGCTTATGAAAACTTGCCTGAAGGCATACAGTTATCGGAAATGGGAGAAAAGATTTCTGAAGCAGCCGGTAATCTGGAGGAAGCCGCAGGTTGTTTTGAAGAGTTAATCGGATATTTAGTAGCAGCGAAAGGAGAAGAGAAAAATGAAGAAGAAAAAACTGACGAATAAGGATTTGGACAAGTATGCGGAAATTTCCAATATTCCGGTAGAGCATCTTGTTTCCCTTAATAATATGGATGCCCTGAATGTTGTCAATATTCATGCTATTTTAATCAAGAATGAATACAAAAAACTTCTTGATGAGAACAAGTATACAGGCAAACAAATCATGGAAGCATTGGGTGAACAATACGGTATTTCAAGATACCATGTGGAGACGATAATTTACGATAAAATCAAGCCTACATCTTGTGTTTGTTCCAAGTGCGGATCGGAAATAAGCAAGTACAAATTTTCCAAGAACAAGGGTGTGTGCGATAAATGTATAGTTGCGGAAATAAATGGTACATTGTAATATAAATAGATTAATTCGATGAAAGAAAATGTTGTTTATGTGGTTTTATTAATAGCTAAACCGCTATTCTTTATTCTACTTGTCATGATCGGTTTGATGAAGGATTGCTGTGATGATACCGACCCACTTGATAGGGGAGACAGCATGGCAAAATACGGTATCGGCTTTCATTCCAGTGTCAACGATTCGATAGGCTGTGGTTTTAGGATAGTGTATGCAACCAATCGTCCGGTCACTCCTGAACGTCTGGAGGAAATCAAGAGTCGAAAACATATTCAGGAGAATTTCGATAAGATGTCGGAAGATGTATTGAAGCATTTCAATAACAGCCTGTTGTATGTTGATATTTATGATTTTACCAATATTGCCAAGAGATATGTTCTGGACGAAGATCTGGTAATGGATCAGGTGTTTATTAATGGCAAAGAGAAATACGATTTATATGTTGGCGAAAATAAATGGTTCGGTGAAAAAAGTGCTAAGTGGATCAGTATGGGGACTTTGCAGGGGATTCAATGGATCAATCGGGATGATATTAGAAGAGAAGATACCGGAGATAATCGTATATATCGTTATTGGAAATGCACATATTCATTGACCCGTCAATCAAAAACAGATGAACGGTTTAGTCATTTCTCTGAGGATGAACGTATATGGGATTAAATATTTATATGATAGTAAAATAAGTGAAAAAAAATAACAGAAATAATTTGGAGTGAAAGAATTTTAGTTTTACTTTTGCATCATGATTTTAGCATAAAATCAAATATACAAGTTTATTAAGTGATTGTTTTATTTTAGATTTGATATATTTATGATGATGATAAGCAAGTTGTATGACGCAAGAGACAAAACTAAAGTTCTACACTTCTCAGGAAACCGGCAAGCTTGTTAGTTTCGTGAGTGTAACCAAAGCCAATAGATTGAAAGGTGTACGTGAAGATTCGGATTGCAAGAAAAAAATTGTAGTTCTGTCTTCGGATTTGACAGATTCGTTGAAGCCCAATGTACTTTACAATGTTATTTTGACTGAAATGAAAAACAAGAAAGGTTATGTAGTAAAATCGGCTTCTCCTGTTTTATTCGAGGCAGAAATTGACCAATGTATTATACCAAAGGCGGTATACAAGGTATCGGTTAAGTTCGGTAACAAAACAATATTTTTCGATCCGCTGGATGGCAAGAGTGATTCAAGCCGGACTTTGCAGGGTGCATTGAAAGCACTGGAGGTAAGGGAAGATATAGCTAACAAAGAACTGGTTATTACAGATTTTAAAGAAAAAGGATTGGAAACGATTCGTCAAATGGAAGCTGATGGATATTATGTCAAAGCTTGATTTTGAGGTTTAACCAAAACCAGTCCCCTATAAACTATTTGGAAATGGATTATCCTAAAGTTGGCATAGCCACCGATGCCGCTCATTCGATGAAAAACGGAGTGACGGAATATCAGGCTATAGATTTAAGCACAGGAGAGAGATTGTTCTATCAGAATTTAGGCAACCAGACAACCAATATCGGAGAGTTCTTGGGACTTATGGCTGCAATAAAGTATGTGATAGAAAACGATTTCCAGCCCAGAATTATTTATACTGATAGCATAACCGCTATCACGTGGTTCAAAAACAAGAAGACAGCATCCAAAAAGAGATGCCTCGACCTTCAAAAAGCCGAGATATTCTTGAAGGTGATGGACTACGATGTTTCAACGATAGAGGTCAGGCATTGGGATACTGATAGATGGGGTGAGAATCCGGCTGATTTTGGGAATAAGGGGTAATTAACCAAAACCACAATAACATACTCATAAAATTTCATATTATTCTTTTTGAGCCAGCGCGGTTCGTGAGAATATAGCTGGCTTTTAAATCATGGGGTGGTAGCAGTTGGTAGCTCGTCAGGCTCATAACCTGAAGGTCGGCGGTTCGAGTCCGTCCCCCGTAACAAGGTAATACCTTAACTATGCGTTTTTCATTTTTAGTTTAACAACAGTGGATGCTCCAATCGTAGAAGGGAGTTTAAAAATCACTACGAATCCGGATACTCTGACATGCGGTATCAACGAGGACGGAGGGCACAGCAGAAATGGGAAGCGTTTCATTTCGCCAAGTATGTCAAAAGCGTTCTTAGCTCAAATAGGATAGAGCAGGTCTTTCCTAAAGATCAGGTTATCGGTTCGATTCCGGTAGGACGCACATCAAACCACATAGAGTGTTGATAATAGTTGTATAGTTATTAAAATGTGATGAAGACTCTCCGGTCGGTTCGTGAGGATAGACCGGAGAAAACTGGAGAATGGTGTAATGGCAGCACAACAAGTTTTGGTCTTGTTTGTCCGGGTTCGAGTCCCGGTTCTTCATCAACATAACTAAAACCAGAAGTTTTGAATATGAATACAGTTACAAAAGGCGAAGTGATGGCAAACATGAAAGAAGTGGTTTGCCGTACTGAAGAAGTGTTGGGCAAGCCGGTAACTCATGTTTCGGTCAGAATGAAAAACGGATTTACTCTGCATGAGACTACAACCTGTGTCGATCCGGAGAATTACGATGAGAGAATCGGCAGACGTATCTGCCTTCAGCGTATTGAGGAAAAGATTTGGTTCTTGCTGGGATACGCTCTTCAAGACAGATTAGCTTCTGAATCAAAAAGCGAACCTTCGGATAAGAAACAAGACGATGCCAAATCGAATATGGTTTCGATTTCAAAACAGGAATATGAGACTTTGTTGAAGAGAAGTGAGTTTCTGAAGAAGATAGAAGAGGAAGCAGAGAAGAGTTTTCTGGAACATATTATTCATCCTTATGGATTTATAAGCGATGTGTTGCGTGCCGGTAATGGCAAAATCGCTGTTGTTGATCTTTCAAACCTGCTAAAATAAAAGTCAGCCCTATTGAAGTTTTCAAAGGCTTCTTTAGGGCTTTTGTGTATATAGAATTAATTAAATCTTAAAAATCAAAAGAATGAAGTTTAGATCTTTAGTTTTAGGACTATCTGTATTGTCCTTGTGTTCCTGTCACCAGAACCAATCAGGAAACAATATCTCGAACGAAGTGGTAGCGGAAGTAGATGGCGTTGCAATTAAATCCATTGAATTAACCCAAGCAATTTCCCAACAGCTATTTGATGTGCTAAATCGGATTTATGGCATGAAAGATGTTGCGTTGGATTACTTGATTGACAGAAAAATAATTGAACAGGAAGCACAGAAGCATGGTATGACTGCCAGTGAATATCTGGAGAAATATTACATTCAAAAGATTTTAGAATCAGGTGTGGATAGTCTTTTGTCTTTCTATGGTATAACAAGTATTCCAGCCATTAAAGGTACTTCTATGGTAAATATGAACAATACCTCCCATGAAGGCAGAATAATGCAAGAGACAGCCTTAAAATTGAAACTGAAGCAGGAATTGTTGGACTCTTTGAAGGCTGATGTTGAAATCCACAAGTACATTTATCCTCCGGTAAGCTCCAGATTTAACCTGGAAGACTTGCCGATCTATTACAGGGGAAACTTGAAGTCCAAAGTAACAATGGTGGTTGTATCCGATGCTGAGTGTGATAAGTGTGTCCAGTTCCATGACCGGTACAATGAGATATATGAGAAATACAAAGATCGTGTAAGATTCGGTTCAATCGGCTTTTCTGGTTCCGTTACGCTGTCAAGCTTAGCCTTGGATGCAGCCGACAAACAGAATAAATATTGGGAGTTCTCAGATTCGTTGTATACTAAAAACGGATTGGTTGATTCAGTTTCAGTATATAGTGTGGCAAGAACCTTGAATCTGGATATGGAAAAGTTTGACAGGGATTTGCATAGTAAATCAGCACTGGAATCATTGCAAAACGTGAACGATGAGCTTGTAAAGAAAGGATTGTTCGCAACTCCAACAATCATTATCAATGGTCGGTTAATTTTTGATTCCGGCTCGACAAAGGAAATCGCTCATTTATTGGAGAAAGAACTTGCTGAATAAGCGGTTATATAAAGTGTTTTATTAATCAATTTATTAACAATCAAAACTTTAAACAATGAGAAAAATGTTTTTGTTATTGATGTCGGCAACCATGTTGTTGGTTACATCGTGTTCAAAAGACGAGAATTTAACTGAGGAATCTGAAGGTCTTGCCTTGGCACATACCGAAATGACCTATGAGCAAATTCTGAAGGGTTACACACCTGAAGAAATGGCGGCTCCGAAAGATGAAATGACCCCAACTACAACTCCGGAAACCAAAGCAGATCCGGAACTTGCAAAATTGCTTCAGGAAGCATCTGAAAATTCTTATTCCAAAACAAGTACAAGAGCAGGATCTATCAATGGTTTGCTTCCCTATATGGGAGTATTTAAGGTAAAAACCTGTGGAAATTATCCGGAATTGAAGGTTTTTATGGACTGTGAAGATGGAGGAAACACTAATATTAATGGCGCATTAACTGACAGTAGACTTCCGGGCACTTGGTCTGATAAAAACAAAAATATCACAATGACCTTCTGTGTAGTAATGAACGATCAGTCGTATATGATTCCTGTAGGCTATGGAGCACTTTATTTAGTTGGAGGAAACGCTTCTTTAATTCAGGAAAATTGCAAAAAATTAATTACTGAGCAAAGTAGCTTTGTCGATCCTAACGATGTTAAGAATATGCCTCGTATGCAATTTGTCGAAATATGGCATGACAATGAGGATCATAGTAATAAAAATTCCGCAACTCTAAATAATGTTCTTCTTACTGGAAGCTCAAACGAATTAGGGGACAGATATTCACATCTAACTCCAAGACCAACTGCTGTTGGAGAAGGTGTAAAAAACACATTGTTAACTTGGATGTTTCCAGTATACGATCCCATAAAACCGTTTCATCCTGGATTTAGCTATGGCGTGCTTTTTGATAATGGCCCTACAACAAGCTCTATTATAACAATAGGAATTGATGATGAAAATAAAGACAATAAGAACTCTGGATTTGCTGTATCTTGGAGTAGAAGCGGTTCTGGATATGTTAGAAGTCAACATTCATATCCTTATGAGGATTATTACAATGGGATTACTACCAATGCTAATACAACTTATAAGGTAGCTATAATTCAATAA